AAATTATTAAATGTGGCATTCTTTGGAGCAGCCAACTTAAAATCATCACATGCCGATACAAACACATTAATAGAAATGGGCGCGTCAACACTTGGACACACAAGATCATTAAGAACTGCCAACTCCAAAATTCCATTTCCTTGGAAAACATTAGATTGCAGTCGCGTAACGGCAGAAAAATTACTTCCAGTTGCAAATGGTTCACCACATTTCAACCAAGGCTTTGCTTGACCCCAACCCACTACAATTTCAAAGTCATCAGTTTCCGCAATATCAATTACACGCGAATAATTCGTATTATATTGCACAGATGAAGTAAAACTGTTAGGATCCCACCTAACCAAAATACGGCCCTTATGAAAGTCACTCTTGACTATTTGAAATCTAAATTTCAATGATCCTTGCCAATGCTCAAAAGCTGTTGCCAAATGAGCCAAAGGTGTCATATGAATTTCATCTTGGACATTATCCAATTGCATAGGTAAAACCCTGGTGTTCCAAAGTAAATCATCAGGGCCTGAATTTGGTGTCCACTGAAACTGTGTGAGATAAGATTCTCTCTTGGCATAATCCAAGATACCCATCTCATCAGTTCCATCAAGACCAACTGTACGTGAATCAACTGTAAGTTCTGCTTTACTATCTAAAGTAAGTTTCATTGCAGCATCAGCAGCATCAACATTGGCTAAATTACCTTGACCCAAAGGCTTAAATTGCGCAATGTCAGTTATAATATTTGGTCGTGAATAACCAAATAACTGAGCAACCTTACTTACAGCATTAGCTCCAATCTGTGTTGCAGTCATGTAAGGGCCAATAATGGGTAAATTACTCATAGCCCCTGCTGCTTTAGCAATAGCTGCAGCAGGTTTAGAAATTATACCTTGACCATATTCATCACGTGAATTAATAGTATTAGCCTGATCACGGGCAGAACTCCTCTGACCACGACGTCCACTCTGAGAAACAAGTGGAGGATCAGAAGCTGTAGGTATGGTTAATACCACATCCTCTGCCCAAATATACGTCGTGATAGTAACGGGATCATCACCTCCATTGGCATGAAGGAGATTTCCAAAAGAAGAGATAACAATATCTCCCATATCGTCCCAATCCGCATCAGGAATACGCAAATAATTCTGCGGCCAGAAAAATGGTAAACAAAGTTCACCACCAGTATTCTTAGTAGGATTCAAAAAGAAATGGGGCTTCTGTGAAGCTTGAATCAAATCTTGTGTAATAAAATTCCTACTAACAGTGACTTGATCACCTTGCGTATATGGATTGTATGATACCAAGGAACGTCCATAATGAAATTTTGTTCCTGAAATCACGATCTTAACATGAAGTTTCATACGAAGCAACTCATAATTCTTGATCTTATCTCTCACGAACGGATTTTCGCAAAAAGATGCCCAAGGATTAAATTTGTAATACAAAGGTTGCCCCACTAACCATGTCTGTGCTGACTGGCGAATAGGTCTTTGAAGAAAATCTCCAAGACTACTATCACTATTGTTAGCTAAATCCATGGTAGGATCGTACATACCTACCTTTTCTGTGGTCCAACCAGCATCCTGGTCAGCAAATGAGGTAATTTGTTCGGTGGTCATGGGAGCCATTTCACTCTCATTAACACCTGGTGGAGGCTGTTCATCACCCCCAACTCCAGACTGAGAAACATAAACAAAATTGTCCGAAGTTGTATCAAAATTGGTATTTTTATTGAGGTTACCATCCTCAAAAATTGTTTCAAAATTAGTAATGTATTTTAAATATATTATGTGCGGTACATCAATCGGCAACATAACAGTGCTATTTTGAAGTTATAAAATAAATGCGGCCTGTCCATCGATAAAATTAAACTTGGTAATTCAGAACCAAATATCGATGCGTATATCCTAACATTCATGGTAAGTTCGGTTTCGGCTTCCCGCCTGCAGCTACTCACCAAGCCGCGATCTCTAATTTAACGTCCTAGTGAATCAGTTAAGACTAAGCCCCCATAATGGGGATAAAGTGTGAAAATGCTGAGTCTCCCAATTAAGACTCCAAAACATCTTCAAACTTTTCTCGGTACCATTGTAAACGTTCATCATACGACATGATGGGTCCAACGTATCCAACAATACCTGTTTCACGGGCCACTTCCTCCAACTGTGACCTGCGAAGTTCGTAAACTTCGCGTCCAAACTCAAAATACTTCAATGCAGTATTTTGAATAGCCTCGGCACTGGATTGCTCCATGGTCAAAACTTTGGACTTCAAATGCGTATGAAGCATCTTGGCAATTGAATCTTCCTCTACTGGTGCACGATAAATCTGCAATTCTGGATCCCACTTAGCAAAATGCTTCAAAAAAGAAGCTTGCTCTAGCTTAATAAAAGGAACCGATTTTGCGCCCTTATCAGCCATAGTGTATTCAACATCTGCTTCAGCCAAAATTGCAGCAATAGCAGTGTGATTGAAAGCACTATATCTGTGGTGAACAGACATGAGATTATCATCTCCATAAGTAGTGGCTGAAACACAATCACTAAAACGTGGAATACGAATCCACCCTTCACGAGTGCCAATGGCCACCCAACAATAACGCAAATACAACGAATTCACCATGCTATTAATGATTACTGTCAATGGATGTCCGGAAGGATTTGATCCCATAAATTGGACCAAAGTACCAAAATATTCATAAGTTGGATAAGTCACCAAAGTGGCTAATCCTCTCATAACGGTCAAATCATCCTTGTCATAATTGCCGCTCTTCTCAGCCAAATCAATTAGCAAGGAAAAAGCAGCAAACATAACCTGAGGACTCATACGAGCATCAAAACTCTTGTAATCACCACCAATCATACGATCCTCTCCAAACTTAGTAACTTCTTTAAACAAAGCAGTCCACTCAGGAGATTGGACAGAAATTCCTACAGAACATTCTGTGGGAAATCTGTTGCGCTGGAAAAAGGCACAATGAGTAAGAAAATACTTACGCATTAATAAAGTAAGATGCAAATTTGCTCCAGCAAATATACGAGCTTTATCTTTATCTATCTTGGTTGGTTCATCTTTGATGGATGCTTTAAAAATAGAAGTAATACATTCTCCTCTACGCAAAATCTCTTCTAAAGCATTCATTTCCTCAATAATGTGCGGATCAAGATCCCTAACACAATCAATGTTATCAACAAAACGATCTGATTTCTGCACAAATTGTGTTTTGGGTCCCGATCCAGGATAACCAACAGATGTAAGGAAATTCATGGCATTGATTCCTGTAACTCCATTCAAACCAGATAAATTGGTGTCAAGATCAAGCTTACCTAATTTAGCTATTTCCGAATCAGGAATCTTTTCCAAGTCAGCTTTGTAATCTAACACAGCCAATTGCAACATACCAGAATCAAATCTAGTAGCAGTACTAGACTTACCTGCTAAATCGCGTTCCTTATGCCTGTCGGCGCCCATATCCTTAGGAGGCCCATGGATTTTCTCAATTCCCATAATTTTCTCTACATTTGAAGAAATGAGCGAAGTGACTACGGAACTCTTAGGGCTAGAACGAGATACAATACTAGGTGAACCAATAATATCGATTTTGGCATTTTCTGGCAAAGCATTGGTAAGGCACTTGGGATGCACTGGGCCAATTGGTCCAAATTGAATCCCCATGCTGCTTGTGTTAATAGGCGCTGCAGAATGGGAAATCAAAGTTCCAGGTAACTCACCTAACTGAGCAATAGCAGTTTGCAACTGCTCACGGGTGACAAAACCACCGGCACCATTGTAACCCCTACCTGCTAAATGATGTCCTGCAATAAATGGATTATTGTTAATATGTCCTATCAACATAGCCATACACAATCCACCAAAAGTTGATATAGGGAAACTATACTTATACCCAGAAAATGAACCACCAGCTGTAGTAAGAACTCTTGAACGAATAGCTGTCATAGAAGAATATGTCACAATTTGTCCATTATCATTAAAAATAGTGAAAACATCAAGTTTCTTATCTTCAAGAATTTCCTTGGGATAATATTCAGTAATATCCTTGTGCAAACCAGCACCAGGACACCACCAAACACATAAATCAGTCCCAGGAATACGTACGACAATGTTGCTATCCAACGGCATATTCTCAAAAGTATGACCACCAACCTTATTCAAGGTAACGAATTCCGTTTTACTTGTAACCATGTGATACGGAATCAACAAAACATTACTCATAAGAGGCACCGCATTACAATATTCACCGCCTTCTTTTGTAAGTAACATAAGTTTTTTCCCAATCATACTGGTAAAATTGTCAACAGAAATGGTTCGAGAATGCTGGCTCATTCCAGCATCTCCAATCTGATACCTTCTTTCACGAGAATATGTATCCCAAAATTCTTTTTCTTGTGCACGCGGATTTTCATCTGGTTGCAAAGTAATTGGTGGAGCTGCTTGAGCTACAGGAAGTGTCTTCCACTTCCTAGCTAAAGCAACCAAAATCTTCCACAAACCTAATGAAGCCAAGAAATAAACAACTTTCATTTTTGCTGACCAGCTCATATCACGAATATAAGCTGATGGTAAAGGAATCTGAGTAAATTTCTTAATCACAGAACGCCGAACCATATAAAATCTAGCAATAATATAAAACGCATACAACAATGTGAAAAGAAGAACCATCCAAGATCCTCTGACATGTACAACAGAATCATAAGCCAATGTTATCAATATACAAATTAAATAATAACCAATGCTATTTTCCACAATTTGTCTCAATTTATCTCTCATAAGAAATGCAATAAGTGTCGAGCCTATACGTGAGGCTAAAACAGTTTGCAAAAAGGCATTCAACCACGCGAAGAAGCCTACTTCTAAAGCAGATAAATATTCGGTAACTTCCGCCACGCACGGAACACCTAATTGTGAGTCCAAAACATCTGACTCTTCCTCAGAGTCAGATTCTTCCAAAACGCAAGAATCGCACAATGCTACAGGTAATCCACAATCACAAAGTGGAATATCAACCATGCTACGTTGCGATTCAACGAATTTTCTTTGATGGGCAAAGTGTCGTGCTGAACTTTCTTTCAAATAACGCAATAATGTGGCAATGCCAACATCAACCAATGGTTGGCCCTCAAAGTATTTAGGCACGAACTTAATGGTACGAGTTCTACCTGACTTGAATTTATCACCAGCCTTATTGTCTGCATAACGAGACTCTTCAACAGTGAAAAGAAAGCAATCAGGATATTGCTGATCAGCCAAATGACGGATCTTTGAAGGATCCAACATCTCAGTTCCTGTTTTGCAGTATTGAGGCATGACTCTTTGCGTAATAATATCTTCGAAACGGCGAAGAATTGAATTAGGCTCATTAGACAAACGGTTAGCCATCAAATCCTTTACGTTGGTTGTGGCAACAACTGCATACGGCTCAATCATGACATTACCCTTCTTTTCAGCATTGGCATTCAAAGCTGACATAGCTGTATTATTTAAAAACATAATAATAGGAATAGTTGGTGAATGAGGTGTTCTATCCAATGCAGTATTCAAAATGTCATCAAAAATAACAGCTTTGTGACGGGTATCATACTCAGAATGGAATTTATCCTCCATGTTCAATGATACTACAGTACTTGGATCAGCATCAAAACCATTGACCTTAAGGATATAACGGGCAAGCATACCGGCTATGCCAGACTTACCAACACCTGATCCTCCAAATAAAAGAATACCATAAGGCTTAATACGAATTCCATCCTTCTGAGCTAACGTACGAGATGTTTCAATACCTCGCAATACGGCAAGCCTGTTAGAATAATAACCTCTTTCACTAGGCTTGCAAGTGTTTAAAAGTGTTAGCGTAGTTTGAATACACTCAAAAACACGACGGTCAAAAGTCTCATCGTCCATATCGGCCTTTCTACCAAGGTCAATACGAGGCTTCTGACCTAAAATCTCAGTATATTTGTTGTCATAAGTGTTCTTAGCTTCTGATTGGAAGAACAAATCAATGTCTCCGGACTCATAAGCAAGTACTAACTTAGCCCAAACCAAATTGCCAAGACTCACGACTTTTTCAAAAAATTGCACAAGAGTAACTTTCTCACGCAACGGTTCAGAAACAAAAAGTGAATTTCCCTTAAAGGAAAAATCAATCTTCTTCATAAAACCTAATGAAATCATCATACGAAGCACATAGCTAAACTCCGAAAATACTTCACTTTCCTTAAACAATGTCCAATATTTGCCAAAATTAGGCAAATCAAGTTCAGGTAAAGAAATGTGAAATTCCGCAGCTAATTCACGAAATGCTAACCACTGATCACCAAATTTTGAAATAAACCAATCTGGTGCATCTAAAGTGACATCAATTACGTCTTTGATGCCAACTTGTGAAACTAAAGGACGACTATTAATAAGCCGAATTTTCCTTTTCTCTTTCGTTTCTGTTTCACGGTTTTTCTTATCTCGTGCTGCACGATTTTTGCGATCTCTCGCGTTTTTCTCATTTTTCTTGCGTGTTTCATATTTACTCTTTCCATAACCACTTTGACTATCAAAGATATATTCCATAAATGTTAATAATAAATGGAAACTATTTACGGAAAGGAAAAATTTGTAACAAGATCCCCAATGGTAAAACCAAGCAGGGTAAGTCAAAAATAACAAAAAATGAAGACTTCTACTCTTAAATGCGGGCACAATGAACCTACGTGAATAGGCCAAATACGCCGACAAAAGAATAAAGCCTAACATGGCCATTACGATTAAAGGAAGCTCATAATCGTGCATTATATAATGCTGCTGATTTTCACAGCCAGATTCTTCAATTGTGTAATGATAATTAAACTCAACACCATTGCTGGTGGAGAACTCCTGGTCGTTTAAATTTGATTCCTCGAATATAAAAGAATTCATAATTTTAGTGGAGTTAGGGACTAACCACGACGGGCTAAATAAACTAAGACGATATCGTCTCAATCCAATCAATAAAATGACTATTGAAAACCTCAAAAAATATATAGGGACACGGTAAATTTAGGTGACCAAACCTCCTCACTCAGGTTGTCATGAGGTAAACGTGTTTATATAAGTTTATATTGTTCATTTATAGTAAGTACAAGTACGTTAGTCAAATTAAGACCAATGGACCAATTCTTCTTAAATATCTGTTAGATCTACAATCTCTCTTCTACCCTACTGCGGGTGGAGATTGGTTAAAGCGAAATCAGTATATATAAGTGGGATTCCAAAGATTCATAAAACCTTACAAATGTTAATTATCAGTCATTAAATTTCTCTTCATGAAATTCAATAATCTATGCAGACAGATTCAAATACAGCTCATCCTTACGGGCTGCTAAAATCTTCTACAGAAGGGATTGATTTACGACAGAGTTGACTCTCTGGGGTGACGGTACAAATATACAAAACAGTAGCCACAACTGTTTCATTTGTACGATCATCACTTTACGGAATTATTTTCCGGAGTGGTGACTAAATATCATATTAACATACGATCTCATAATCTGTAAAATAAAAATAAATCAATTTTACAGGTCTCTTAATACATTATCAGAAAATGCGATTAGGGGTTCTACCCCTATTCAACACGTCTAAAATGTGTAAATATAAGAGCAGAACAAGATCTGCAGTGAATATGTATGATTGCCGGGTGTCGCGGTAAAACGACACACAATCATATAATGAAGAAGAACCAT